AGCGTGATGCAATGAGAAAGATGACATGGTTTTCCTTGTGGGGAATGCTCTTTTATCCTTTCGGCATTTTTTGCACATCATTATTTGGGTTGGATAGCGCCGCAAAAATAATTGGTGATATTGCTCCCACTTACTTTGTAGCTATCGCAGCTCTGGTTTCAGCTTTCTTTGGAGCCAATGCATACGCAGGGAAAAAATAATGGAAATGTTAGTTGATTTAGCAATGACTTTTTGGCAGTGGACAGTACTCGCAGTACTAGTACTCATTGGCTTTATAGTAAATAAGATTGATAAAAAAGAAGAAAAAATAATAGATTTTAAGTACCCAAGAATGCCCGTAATGCAACCTGTACCAATAGCAACAAAAGATAAAGGTTTTTGGAAAGGTATATTAATGTGGTTATTAGGCACTCGTAAGTGGGTTATAGCAAAAGAATTTCACTATAGCATTAACGGAGTAGATTATAAGGTACCTGCAGGTTTTGAATTTGATGGAGCATCAGTTCCTAAATTCCTAGCAACATTCCTTTCTCCGGTTGGAGTACTTCTAATGGGCGGCTTAGTTCATGACTACGGTTATAAATATGCTACTCTTATGAAGGCAGATGGAACTACGATTGGTTATCACGATCAAAAATATATGGATGGTATATTCCGAGATATTTGTATCGAAGTCAATGGTTTCAGAGTTTTAAACTACCTCGCGTACTGGTCTCTGCGTCTAGCAGGATTCGTAGCTTGGAACGGTCATAAGAAGAGGGGAACACATTGTGAAATGGCTTAAACTGGCAATGAAAGAGCGTACATCTTGGGATGGCGCAATGTTAATAGGTATTTGTGGTTCAGTAATATTATTCGGCGGCTTAGCAAAATTAATCGCTTGGATTGGCTTAGGCTACGGTATCTGGACTCTAGTGAAAAAGGAATCTTAAGGAGTATATTATGATATTTGAAAAACGCGGTAGATGGTGCTTTTACGAAAATGGGCGCATTAAAAAATTCGCAACTGAAGCAGCAGCAAAAGCAGCAATATCCAACAACGCTCCTGCTCTGGGCATTCTCGAGCTTGATGATAATGGATATTTTATTCATCCTTCGGACGAGGAAGAGAATGAAGAAGGTTTTGAAGAAGATCTTGAAGAAGTTTTTGAAGAATAAATTTCGGTAAATAAAAATGGCAGTAGAAATAAGTAGGAGAGATATTCTTTCCGATGAAATAGTAGATTTAACATCTGAGGCAAGGTTTCTAAAACTTCCAGTCGACCCATATCTAGATTTACTAGGGGTCACAGCATTACCATCGCAGATAGCAATTATCAACGCGATAAACAATCCTAAGTACCGTTTTGTCTGTGCAGCCGTCTCCCGGAGGCAAGGCAAAACGTACATAGCGAACATTATTGGACAGCTAGTGTCTCTAGTGCCTGGCTCCAATATTCTTATCATGTCACCTAACTACTCCTTGTCTCAGATTTCTTTTGATCTTCAAAGAAATCTTATTAAGCATTTCGATTTAGAAGTTACTAAAGACAACGCAAAAGATAAAGTTATTGAAATTTCTAACGGCTCTACTATACGTATGGGTTCTGTCAATCAAGTAGACTCTACAGTAGGTAGAAGCTATGACTTAATTATATTTGACGAAGCAGCACTGGCAGATGGTAAAGATGCATTTAACGTAGCACTAAGACCTACACTTGACAAAGAAAACTCCAAGGCTTTATTTATATCCACGCCACGGGGTCGTAACAACTGGTTTTCTGAGTTCTTTTATAGAGGATTCTCAGAGGAGTTTCCAGAGTGGTGTAGCATACGAGCTACTTATAGAGACAATCCTCGAATGTCAGAAAGCGACATTTTAGAAGCCCGTAAGTCTATGTCTGAGGCTGAGTTTCGGCAAGAGTACGAAGCCGACTTTAATACTTATGAAGGCCAAGTATGGAAGTTTAATTTTGAAACACAAGTACAAGATTTAACACAATTTGATACTAGTAAAATGGATGTTTTTGCAGGAATGGACGTTGGATATAAAGATCCTACTGCCTTCTGTGTAATTGCATATGATTGGGACACTGAAATGTTCTACTTAGTAGACGAGTATTTAAACGCGGAGAGAACAACTGAGCAACACGCAGGTGAGATACAAAAACTTATTGATCGTTGGGATATTGATTACATTTATATTGATTCAGCAGCTCAACAAACAAGGTTCGATTTCGCGCAGAACTATGGAATCTCCACTATTAACGCGAAGAAGTCTGTACTCGACGGAATTGGACATGTTGCCGGGATTATTGACAACGATAAACTTGTCATCGACCAAGAAGCTAAAGAATCGCTTATTTGTGTAGATGCATATCAATGGGACCCAAACCCCAACTTAGCGCGGGAAAAACCGAAACACAACGCGGCTTCGCACATGGCAGATGCACTTCGATACGCACTTTATTCGTTCATAACCTCAAATATAACCTTCTGATGATACCTGTGCAAAAATAGTTATTGACAAGACACCCTAAAGCCGATATAATTCTTCTAATGAAAAATCAGGAAACGAAAGGAAATGCCTAAGCTAAAACGCGATGTTGTAAAGTATGTACGAGATAAGGCAAAGTCCAAGTACGAGAAAGGAAACGCTTGCGAGATTTGTAATGAAACAGAACAGCTTGACTTTCACCACTACTACAGTTTAACGCCCCTACTTAACCAGTGGCTTACAAAGAATAAACACAACCCTGAGTACATACAAGCACTTCGGGATGACTTTATAGAAGAACACTCTGCCGAGCTTTATGAATATACTGTGACTTTGTGTCATACGCATCATTTAAAGCTGCATTCAATTTATGGCAAAGATCCCTCGCTAGGAACTGCTAAAAAGCAAATGCGTTGGGTAGAGATTCAAAGAGAAAAACATGGCTTGGTATAATAATATTTTCGGAGGAAAACCCGTAGAAGTTGAGGAGAAATTAAACCCTGCTCAGCAGTTTTATGGCAATGAAAAACAAAGCTCCAGAGAGCCTATTTTTTCTTACCAGAGAGCCTACGAAGAGTTAGAGATAGTAAACCGCGCAGTTAATATAATTGTAGACGACGCAGCGGAAATTCCTACTCTTGTATCAGATCAGCATAAAGGAACAAGTGTTGTAAAGGGCATAAAAAGATCAAAAATTGACTTACTTTTAAATCAAGAACCAAACCCTTTTCAGGATATTAATACATTTAAACGTAACTTAATTATTGATTTTATACTTGATGGGAATATATTTATATATTTCGATGGCGTACATATGTACCACCTTCCTGCAGATAAGATGACTATTCATGCTAGTAAAGATACTTATATTGAAAAGTTCACTTATAATGAGAAGATAAACTATAGGCCTAGTGAGATAATCCATGTTAAAGAGAATTCTTTCTACTCAATATACAGAGGTGTTCCTCGTTTAAGTCCTGCACTTCGTACTATGCAACTTATGATGAAGATGCGTAAATTTCAGGATAACTTCTTCAAGAATGGAGCAGTTCCAGGTTTAGTACTTAAATCACCAAATACTCTTTCTGAGAAGATCAAAGAACGTATGATGATGTCTTGGCAAGCACGATACCAGCCAGAAGCAGGAGGTCGTAGACCCCTTATTCTAGATGGTGGAATAGAAGTAGATGCAATTTCAAATGTAAATTTTAAAGATTTAGATTTTCAAAATAGCATCGCTGATAATGAAAAGATAATTTTAAAGGCACTCGGAGTACCTCCAATTATGTTGGACTCTGGTAATAACGCTAACATTCGCCCAAATATGCGAATGTATTATCTTGAGACTATATTACCTATAGTTAGAAAATTAAATTTTGCACTCGAAAGATATTTCGGTTTCAATTTAAAAGAAGATATTACAGATATACCTGCTCTACAGCCTGAGTTAAGAGACTCCTCAGCCTACTATACATCACTAGTAAATGGAGGTATTATTACCGCCGCTGAAGCTAGAGACCGATTAGGTTTTGAGTATGTAGAAGGTACAGAAGAGATACGTGTTCCTGCAAATATAGCAGGTTCAGCAGCAAATCCCGATGAGGGCGGACGACCACAAGAAGGAAACGAAGATGGCGAATAGACCACAAAGAATTAAACTATGTAGCGATTTGGCAATGTATTTTGCAGAAAAAGGTAAAATAATGACCCAAGACGAGTACATAAAACAAGACGACATACCTGTAAGTCTACACGGTATTCGTAATGTAGGAAGAAGTTATTCTCGAGCAATTATAATGATGGAAAGAGAGCATCCTGACCTGATGAAATTGATTGAGAAGAAAAAGGAGGAAGCAGCTAGACCTGTACCGGCTCCAGAGCCAGCACCAAAGCCTATTGCTCCTAAAGCACCAAAGCCAAAAGCCGCGGTCAAGCCTGCTGTTAAACCAGCAGTAAAAAAGGATTAAGATATGAATAAAATCTTTAATCTTACGTCAACCTTTAAAGCTGCGCAAGCAGACGATGGATCAATAATGATTCGGGGTATGGCAAGCACTACGGACATTGATCGCGCGGGTGACTCAATCTCGGCAGAAGCTTGGCAAAAAGGCGGGCTAGAGAACTTTGAAAAAAATCCAATTATTTTGTTTAATCATGATTATGACAAACCGGTTGGTCGAGCTACAGGACTGAAAGCAAGTTCTCAGGGTTTGGAGCTAGAAGCAAAAATCAGTAAGTCGGCACCTGCCAACGTAGCTGAGCTAGTAAAAGACGGTGTTCTTGGGGCCTTTTCCGTAGGTTTCCGAGTCAAGGATGCTGATTATATTAAGGAAACCGACGGACTAATGATTAAGGACGCTGAG